CAATTCCGACCCTAAGTGTTCTGTAAACATTCTCAGAAACGGCGTTATTATAACCATCATAAGCCAATACAGGCTGTTCTATGCCTACCAATGGCACCTGCCCCCCTCCAGTTCCCATCCTGTGTTTTAAAGTAGGAGTGATTTGATCTTCATAAATACGAATATCGTTAGTTCTTGTGCCATCAACAATAATTGGCGGAACAGCAATATGTGGAAAATTATCCCCATTGTGATGCTCTGCCCTAAGAGTTGGCACTACATCTTCAGTCACCCCTCCGCCTTGACGAGTCATAACGCCATGTTGGAAAACAAGCACAGTTGCTCTGCTTTCTCCGCCATTGTCAAATGCATTAAGTGTTGGGGATACGCCCTCTGCCGACCATGTTTCAAAATCTTCTGTACTTTGTGCGCGCCTAACTTTTACAAAAGGCTCCGCCACAGCATTTTGTTCTAAACTTTTGACGACAGAGCCATCAGTGCCTTCTTTAATTTTCCTGGCAGTTCGTTTCCCTTTTTTCCTGCTCTGTTTAATATTCCCTTTGCTGTCTTGGGGGACAGATAATATTTTTTGTCCACATCTGGCAGCGGTTCCAGGATCGTAGCAAGCAAGCACAAAGACTCTTCTTCTGCGCTGGGCGACTCCGAACCATTGTGCATCCAAGATGTGCCATTCAATTGCCAATGCCCCGATGTTTGCCATTTCGTCAATGACTCTTGCGAAGTCATTTCCTTTATTGCTACTGAGGGCACCTGGGACATTTTCCCAGATTGTCCATCTTGGAAATTTATTTGAAGTTGCATTTCTCATCTCCTTTATAACTCTCATTGCTTCGTAAAACAAATTTGATCTTGAACCATCTAAACCGCCACCTTTGCCTGCAATTGATAAATCTTGGCAAGGGCTGCCAAACACAATGCAATCCACTGGTGTCAGTTTAGAACCGTCAACATCTTTAATGTCAAAATATTTAGGAACAGCCGGCCAGTGCTTGCGCAAAACTGATTGACAATGTTTATCCCATTCTACTTGCCATTGGCAATCCCAGCCAGCACTCTCCATGCCCAAATCAAAACCGCCAACGCCGGCAAAAAGCGAACCGAATGTGTTATTCATAATCAGTGCCTTTCACTAGTTCTCTAAATACTTCCCAATCAATAATAGCAACCTTGGATTCGGAATTGCAACCCATAACCACCGAAATACATGGATATTTATAATTAGAATTCCAAGCATCTTTACGCATTTTGGTCCAACCCTTTAAAGTCAAAGTAAAAGATTTTTCATTATGCTTATAATCTACAAGAAATTTGTTTACAGAGGCATCGCCTTTTTTTAGACCACGACCAGAATTTTTAACCGCCTTTGCTTTATCTTTTTTAATTTCTTCCTTTTCGGTTCGTTTCATTTTCTTCCAATTTTTTTTGTAAATCAGATATGGTTTTTTTTATTGGCTTTAGCATGTGTAATACTAGAAAGAAATCTAACCAAAGCCCTACAGCGGCTCCTAATATAAACCAAAATAATTCCATAACTCATCCCCTTATAGCCTTTTCTAATTCTAATACTTCTGTGGTAGAAAGTTCAATGCTAGAAAGCCCATTCCATTTATTTTCTTTATAAGTATACCATGCACCTTTGCGTTTAATAATATCCATTTCAATTGCAATATCAATTAATTCTCTTTTCACATCAATTTGACCCAATTGTGGAAGAACATAGTAATATCCGGTACTGCCAATTGTTGGACATTGTTTTGTTTTTTCAACAGTCCATGTTGCTTTTTGACTAACAATCATATTGTTTTCTTCTCTTTCCATTTCACCCTTAGACATAGATAAAAACAATTTAATAATATTGGACATATTATGGTGAACAGTATTGCCCATTTTGGCTTTAGTTACAGCGTACATACCGCTAAGATCAACGGTTTGATGCGCTACAAACAACATAATATTGCGCTCTTTATGAAGGTAATTTACAAGTTTTTGTAAAAAATACCCCTGAGACCGAGCCGCCAACCCCATTGCCTTACCACCTTCGGGCTTGTCGTAAAATTCTTCCTTAACAATATTGGACAAAGAATCAAATAAAAAAATGTGTTTTTCTTTATCATCAGTAAGATATCCAATAATGCTTTTCATAATATCTTCCACTACGGTTGATTGAATAATTACTACATCGTCAATATCAATACCGCATTTCTTGGCGTACTCATCATTGTACGACGATTCTGAATCAACAATTACCGGCCTATATCCCATTCTTTGAGCCTCTGCAATAATTCTAAAACACATTGTTGTCTTACCAACAGACGGCGTTCCCCAAAACAAATGGCTTGCCCCGGAATTTAATCCACCATTTAAAGCCCTGTTCAAACCAACGCTTGGTGTCGGTATCACTTCATGTACCGGCATTGAATCGCCTTTGCGTTTATCTACAATTAACATATTTCTCCTTTATTAAAAGTTTGGTATATCTAATCATATACATATTTCACGAAGTGAAGCGCTTACAAAATTCCATTTATCTGCATGATTTAAATCAATTAGATTTGCGCCAACAGCAAGACTCCACGCCTGCAAATACTCATCCATCACGGTTTGAAAATACGAGAACGCATTATTGCGATAGATAGCACCAATTGTCAAAGTCGGTGCTGGCATAACTTTGATTGTCTCCATACGCAAACTAGCCCAAGCCAACGGATATCTAGTGTCAAGTTTTGCCAACCCCAAACCAAAATCCATAGCATCCCTACGCCACACATTAGAAGTGATGGTTGTTGATGCAACAAGAATTGACTTATCTTTTAATTCATTCATATAATCACATATCTTGCCTGAGAACCCAGCATTAACTTCTCCGCTGCTTGCAGTCCAATGAATCACACGATCAACACCGTCTAGCATCGGCAACAACATCTCAATAGCCCCAGGCAACATCGTGTCATCATCACCAAAAACCCAAATATACTCACCAACACCTTGTGTGATACCACGAAGTATATTTGGATCACCATCAATGTTCTTTAGCCGTTTACTGTATTGAACTTGAGGAAAGTTTTTAACAAATTGTTCCGCATAGCCATCGGGATCATTATCACTAACAATAATTTCCACATCCGGCGTGAGTTGCGGGACAATGGATGCCAAACACGGCTCAATATCTGGTCTATTAAATGTAGGGATATATATTGTTAATTTCATTTTGCTTGATCTAAAATAATTTTCATTCTTTTAATATATTTTTGAGAAACCTTTTCCCATGTCATATTTTGATTAATAAATTCAGCGCCTTGATATGTTTTATCACATACTTTGGCATAATTATTTACTACATACAACATCTTATCACAAAGATCATCAAAATTTGGCTCAGCCCACTCTCCAGCGTTTTGATATATGCCGGTCATATTTTTAGTTCCCCATTTAAAATCAAGAGGAACAGACATGTCTGCAAATTCGGTGCAAGCTAAAGCATTTGTACAAATTGTAGGAATTCCTTTAGCAATTGCTTGAAACGGAATTAACCCCCAACCCTCACCACTGGTGGGATATAGCAAGCAGTCTGCTTTGTCATAGATTGCTCCAAGTTCTTCAGTTGTTACTTCGTGATTAATTACCTTAATTCTTGGATGCTCAAGGGGGTGCATAATGCCATTTTTATAAATCCTTGCATCCTGCGGCCCATTTGATTTATAAATAAGTTCATAGTTGTTATTGTCTCCAAAAACTTTTAAAAACGCATTCACCGATAACTGAGAGTTCTTACGGGTTGCCGGTGAACCAAGAGAAAGAAAGGTAAATTGATTGTGCGGAGTTCTTTTTTGAGGAAAATATATTTTTGGGTCAACGCCCAATTCAAAATTATAAACAGGTTTAGTAATACCTGAGTTAATAAAAACATGTTTCATTGCTTTAGAAGTTGTCCAAATTTCATCCATCCTGTTGCAATTATCAATCCAATCAATTGGGAAAAGGTTTGTTTCCCAATAAGTCATACCAACGGAATAATTTTTAAAATTAATAAACTCATTTGGCGTACAATGATTAATCACAATACCATCTTGATTGCTAGGCAAAATTCTTGTGTAACCAATGCCTAAATTATTATAGTGCATTTTTTCTATAGATTGATCTATATGTGGTTGTAATCTTTCAATCGGGAGGCCACTTTCTTTAAAAATATTCCATAAATTATCGGACACACTGCCATAGCCGTCTGCCCGCCCAATCATGGTGGCATCAACCCATTTAATCATTTATTTTAACCAAGTTTTTTCTTTCAATATATTCTTCCACGCTAATAATTTTATCAGAATATTCAAGTTTATATGAGTCTAAACGGGTTAAAGAATTTTTGTCTTCAATCCGAGACAATCTTACTGCATACCAACTGTTCTCTTTCAGCTTACTTTTGACATTTTTTAAAACATTTGCGAAGATAACTATCTTGAAAAATTGTCTACCATCCCAGCAATAAACACTTGCCATCTCTTTATTTTTGGATGTAGTAAATATTCTTATATTAAAAATATACATCAATGTTTTGGGGTCTGTAACAAACCCGATGTCATGCTGATAGAGCCAAGAATATTCGTGGTTTTCACCCTTTTTCTTCAACATCATAATATTCCAAAGTTTTGAGTCTTGGGCTTCGTACACATCGCAATAAGCATGCAATGTTCTGTCTCCAATTAAGCAATACAGGTAATCTCTCTGAGCGACTTCGGTGTTTCTTTCGCCAAAAACTGTGCAGGACCCGGAGTGATCTTCAAATTCTATTCTAAGATAATTATTTGCTTTTTTGGTAGATCGCACCACCGCTTTAATCAAAGTTAAATCAGAATTAATTTCATGAAAATCTGCGGCATTTTCTACAAATTCATCTATTTCGGTAACATGCTCACTTGATTTAATTGGGAAACCAAGAATCGGCAAGAAATATTTTGAATGGTCATACTGAGAAACATGACCAATTGATGCAAACGCCCCAATTTTTTCTAAATTTTCTCTTAGCGGAGCTTTAACAGATGATTTACTACATTTATTGGTAAATTCTTCAAAAGAATTAAATGGTCTTTTACTAAAAATCTCGCTAATGGCAGCAGCGCCACATGTGGCAATATTGGTTAATCCAAATCTAATCCCAAGCGGCTCGTCATCTGTTGAAATAGAGAAAAATTCTTCAGATTTATTGATATCGGGGGGATAAATGGTTAGCCCAAGCCTTTGGGCTTCCATCAAATACGCAGTAATTTTATCATTTGCAGATTCGTTAAACAACAATGCCAACATAAACTCAAGTGGGTAGTTAATTTTCAACCACATGGTTTGATATGACAACATTGAGTAGGCAACAGCATGAGATTTGTTAAACATATATAAAGCCGACATTTCAAACTCGGACCAAATTTTTTCCGATTGTGCAGCGGTCAGATATTTGTTGTTAACAAATTTGTTTTTATATTTGTCAAACTCGGCAACATCTCTTTTCTTGCCAATGATCTTTCTTAACGAATCGGCTTCGGCCCAAGTAAAATCAGCCAACAAAACAGCCATTTGCATCAACTGTTCTTGAAAAATAACAGTGCCATAAGTTTCTTCAAGGATTGGTTTAACAATTTCATTAGGATATTTAGGCTTGGTTAACCCTTTTTTGCAGTCAATATACCTTGCACCTTGAGAAAGCAAAGCGCCAGGTCTAACCAAAGCATTTGACACAACCAAATCATTAAAATTAGTAATACCCATGCGTTCAATAAGATTGCGATACGCGGCGGCATCCGTCTGGAACACGCCGACTGTATTGCCATCGTTAAAGCTTTTAAAAACCTTGGGATCATCCAGCCCCAGAGAAGCCTGCTTTACATTGGCTCCATAACGCTTGGAGATGATTTCTAAGCAATCTTTAATCACAGATACGGTCTTTAGACCCAAAATGTCAATTTTAATAAGTCCGACAGCCTCCGCATCAACCATGTCAAAAGCCGAAACCATTGTGCGCTCGGAACCTTGAGAATCCTTTCGGGATTCAACAGGGCAAACCTCGTTAAGTGGCAAAGCCGAAACAACCATGCCAGCAGCATGCACCCCCGCATTGCGAATACGGTCTTGAAGGCGTTCGGCAACATTGGTGATCTCGGGGTATTTTTTGGTAAAAATCTTGCCTTTATCTGTCTTTTTTAACTCGTCAATTGTTTCAAAAAACGGGGTAATTGCGTTGATTTCGGCAAAAGGAACTTGTAGCACTCGGGCAACATCTTTTACGGCAGACTTTGGTTTAAACTCGCCATATGTTGAAATCGCAGCAACCTTATCCTCACCCCAGCGTTTTGCCAAATATTCACGAACCTCATCTCGGCGCTTATCTTCAAAATCCAAATCAATGTCTGGATAATCATTTCGTTCAGGATTTATAAAACGAGCAAACAAAAGGTTATATTTTATCGGGTCAACCTCTGTAATTTCAAGCAAAAACGCCAACAAACTGCCGCCAACCGAACCCCGGCCAGTGCCGCGACCAATATTGTTGTAATCAGCCCACTTGACCAAATCCCAAACAATCAAAAAATAATCGGCAAACCCAAGTTGTTTAATAATACCAATCTCTTCAGACAACCTGGCTTTATACTCATCACCCAAACCAAGGCTACTCAATTTAAATTGGCATATTTCCTCCAAATATTCGTTGGAGTCCAAATTTTTGAGATACTTTGGAAGTAAGTTTTTATGTTTGTGTATACGAGCGGTACACTTCTCCGCAACTTCCAAAGTATTTTCTAATATATCAATTCTATCATATCCAGAATCCCTAAACCACGAAGCCACATCATCAGCGCAAGCCACATAGGGATTAATCTTGTCAAACCGAAGATTCCTGTTAGGATACATATTATTAATTTTCGCCACCAAATCCAAGGACATATCACTAGCAATGCCGGCATGGTCCTTTGCGTGTCGCTGATCCGCTGGAGACAGCCCAGGGAACTGGGATATCATCAATAGGATTTCTTCACATCCTTTATCTTTATGTGTAGGGAAATGGCAATCTGCTGTCGCCACAACCTTTCTCCCAAAAGTTTTTGCCAAATCAAAAATACCATCGTTAAGTTCTTTTGGATTCCACGCCTGAACTTCGTAGTAAAAATCATCTTTAAATATATCAATGAACTGTTTAGAAAGTTCCTCAGCTCTTGCGGTATTGCCAGAAATTATGGCTTTAGAAATTGCACTAGCCATGCAGCCCGATAAAGCAATAATGTCGTTGTCAACTAAATCTTTTAATAATTCAAAATCCATTCTTGGCTTATAATAAAAATTGTTATTCCAAGCAATTTCGTTAATCTTAAATAATTTTTTAAGACCGTCATCATTTTTAGCCAACAAAATTAAATGAAATCTTTCCGATTTATCTTTAGCGTCGGCGCTTACCGATGGTACAAAATACGATTCTATCCCGAATAGTGGTTTAACTTTATGTTTATGGCAAGCGTTTTGGAATTTGAGTACGCCCCCCATTGTCCCGTGATCAGTAATTGCAGCAGCAATTTGCCCATTAGTGCTTGTAATTTTTGCTATTTCATCAGGAGTAGACATGCCATCCAGCAATGAATACTCTGAGTGGCAGTGTAAGTGTACAAAATCAGTCACTTATTGCTCAAATCTAATGTCGTATAATGAATCAACGCTATCCATAGTTTTCCAATGAGTTTTATTATACCAAGATTTACGCAAATAACACTTAAAGCCGGCCTTTTCTATCTTCTTAATTTCACTAGGATTATTTTCAATTACAAAAACAGGATTGATACTGCTAATGACATCTAACTTTTTACCAAAATTGCAATAGTGAATTTTATTATATCCGATACCCCACTCATCCAGCCAAGAATCGGTGATCTGTTTAATTTCTTCTTTTCTTGTTGAGATAATGTGTATGTCTATATTTTTACTAAACCACTCATTGCATTTATACCAAGAATCTTCAAATGGTTTTAAATTTTTCCAAAAAATTTTTTTAGAAAATAAATGCAAAGCTTCTTTGTCTTTAGTATTTGTTGTAATCCATTTTGAATAGTCCAAACTAATGCCGCAATCATAGTGCAGATATTCGGATACCGAAGTGTCTATATCCGCTATCACACCGTCTAGGTTCAATACAATGTTTTTATTCATAGTGGGTGTAATGGGATTTGAACCCATACTTTGCTGATTTTAAGTCAACTGCCTCTGCCGTTGGGCTATACACCCTAACCAAGAGATTAAACTCTTAAGTTATTTTTACCAGCTGTCTTTAACTTCGCCTGTAGTCAAAAACGCTTGCTGTTGCTCGTATGGCAACATTTTATATACCGAATCAAGTTGATGATATGGCATATTTTTAATTTCTTGAGTCTCTGGAGATGGCTCAAGAGGGATCAGGCTATAATTCGTATCCGAAGCGCCAGTACCGGTTCTTGAATATTTATAGTATCTATCAGTAATAGAACCAAATTCTTTTGCGTATTCAAGCAAAGTAAGCCCGATATGACGTTGATTAAATGTTGTATCCAAAACTCTTGGTTCCCAAACTCCTGGTTCTATCTCAACAGCAATGTTAAGAAGAAGGTGCGGTTTTGGTCTCCACGCTTTATCAACAACAGATTGTTCAGTTGCCCAGCAACGGTAATTAAATTTTTCCATACCGGCTGTTGAAGCAACTTTCCACTTCCAATTGATTGTTGAAGTAACAACTGGAACTGTGATGCCTGTGCCAACTTCGGGGTTGTAATTTTTTGAATCTTCAGTCAACTCTTGGCGGAATCTAATCTTGTAAGATTGCCCAGCGTTAACAGTGAAGAATTTCTTTGCCCCACCTTTTGGTCCTTTCTCTACTACTGCCTTTTCAAGGTCTTTTAATGTTTTAATTGATGTAAATGACATAATGTCTCCTTATATAATATGTTTTGCGAATTTTATCGCGTTTTGTATTTGTTCTGTATTCATTTCGCCAGGATCTTTCAATCCTTTTGAAACTTCTGCTACGGAAATATTCTTTCCTAAGCATTGCTCTATGATACCATCCCTCATGGCTTCTCCAGCCATATCATTGTCAGAAAAAATAATAATTTTGTCAAAATATTTTTTTAACAAAATTATCTGACTTTTAGGGATTGCGGCACCAAGACTTGCTACGACATTATTGAACCCTGCTTGATGTACAAACATTGCATCAATACTGCCTTCAACTATTATAACATCACCGTGTACTTTTGCGTTTTGCAAATTAAACAAATAATCAGCGCGCCTAAACCCCTTGTTATATAAATACCGAGGCTGTTGGCTATCCAATGTTGCTCTACCGATAAAACCAACAAGTTCGTAAGACGCAGACCTAACAGGAATTACAACTCTATTTTTTTCTTTTGAATACCCTACTTCAAAATACTTTAATGTATCAAGAGATAACCCTCTCTCAATCAAAGTATCAAGAAGATATGCATCTTTATCATAATCTATAGCAATAGAATCAATATTTAATGAGTTATCAATTACATATTCATTTTTATATTGATTTAATTCTTTATCTAAATTATACGGATCTATAGAATAATTTTTGCCAAAAGATTTGCCAGTTATTTCGTAATACAGTTGCCTAAAATTACCTTTCTTGGCACAAGATGGATTAAAGCACTGCCATAGACCAGTTTTGATATTGATATACATTGCAGCACTATTGCTATTTTTGTGAAATGGACAAAAAACATTAATTTCTTCGCCAGTGTTTGAGCTTATGTATATATTGTGGTTAAGGAATAAATCCTTGATTTCTTTTTCAAGATTCATAGAAAACTATAGAAAATGTATAATCCTGAGTATCTTTATTATAATCAGTAATTAATTTAGTTTTTCCAGTATAGCCGTATTTAGCCCTTGCTTCATCTTCAATCCATGGTCTTATCTTGTTTATTGTTTCAACATCAATAGCTTGACCAGTAATTTTATTATCCATTAGATATCCCACTCCTCTTGCCATTTTCCAGTTTCTAAATTCCATCTTAAGTAAAATCCAAATTGCGTTGCTCTTCTAACTTTTCTTGACACCACCTGGAACAAATCTGAATTTGGCTCTCTATGGATCGCCAAAACCAAATCTGCATCATAAGCTAACTGTTTACTCCAGGCAACTTCCTCAAGCTCTGGTGGGCGCTCTGAATGCCCTTCAGACATTGTTACCGCAGCAACATCAATAATTGGTATTGAGTTTCTTACGGCAATTCTCTTAAAAGCCTTAGACAAATTTTTAGCCTTTTCGGTTTCTGTTTTAGAACCAGAACTGTCGTCAAAAAGACCATGGTAATCAAGAATTACCATATCTGGATGATACTGGTCAATCTTGGCTTGCACCATGCTCTGATCGGCTGTTTCAATTCCCTCGGAAGTAACTAAGTGTATTGATTGTTTTCCGTTAAATGTAGCGTTAGCCCATTTTTCATAGGTGTCAACAATACCGGCATTTGCTTTTATTAAATCGCTGTTGGTGAAATAACCTTCGCCATTGTTAAGCAGAGTATCTAAGCGTTGGCCTTCCTGTTGCTTATTCATCTCTAACGAAATAATCATTGGTCTATACCCCGCTTTCCAGGCATTAACTGCAAACAATCTTGCAATAAATGATTTGCCAACCCCAGTCCAGCCCAGCAGAACAACAAAATCACCTGGTTGCCAACCGCCAAAAACTTTATCTATGACCTTAACACCACTTGGTATGCCTTGAATTTCTTTGTGGTTTTTGGATCTCTCAACTAAATCATCAAATCTCTCTCTCCAGTCACCAACCAAATCTGTATCTTTTAGGCTTGAAGCAAATTTGTAAACCTTTGATGTTTCTTCCATCAAATAAGAAAGAGCTTCTCTTGGTCCGAATTCAGTTATTAAACTGTGAGCTTTGGAAACAATACTTCTAGTCTGAAAAGACAGCGATTCTTTTTTGGCTTCATCTATATAATACTCAACAGGCTCTGGCGTTGAGATAAATTCAAAATCCGGATAGTGCTGCTTAATGGTTTCTTTAGATGGTACTTTCTTATGTGTACCGTAATGATTTACAACAAAATTCCAAATGTCCCTGTATTCTTTAAACACATTTTCAACACCGCCATTAACAGCTGACACATAATTATTGGTATCAACAATGCTGTTAATTAATCTAATTTCGTAATTCACTCTTGCTCCATTCGCAATTTTGTTTGTTTAACTACATCTTTAAATTTTTCATTTGATTTACTGTCAAACTGGATTCTGTCAACATAAGTTTTAGATTGAACAGCAAAATCAAATACTAAAAATGGTCCACTGTTTGATTTAATAAAAGAATCGCAAGCTTTTAACAAACTTTCATTATTATAAAATTTTGCTAGAGCATCCGCCACAGCTTCCTGACGAGGGGAATCTGGAATAAATAACTTATTTCGCTTCTCGCAACACTCTTTGAAGTGTTTTATTAGATCTTGACCAGTTAGATTCATCTTCGCTACCTGCTTCTTTCCAAGTTATAAGTTTATAATCGTATTCAGAGATACCGGCATTAACTCCATAAAACCCATCAGATAAAGCATTGGTAATACATTCTAGCCTTACTGTGCATTTTTTACACACAGATTTGGCATATTGAATATCATCAATATTATATGAAAACCATTTTTTGTTATTTTTATCGTTTGAGCAGAGAGCCTTGTCTCTCCAATTTTTTTTCATTATTGCTTTTCGGCATCAAGTTCTTGCAATTTTGCTTCAATTTGAGCATCAACAGATTGCCATAATTTTTTCCATGCATCTTCGTCTTCAATTGCCAAGCAAGTAATTTTTGCTCCAGCATCAAGACGCAGCGATTCGTAATTACCTAGATTTTTGGTAATACCGATTGAAGCCCATACTTCAACGGTGCTTTCATTTGGTTTAGCCATATTATTTTCTCCTCATTTTAACTTGTTGTTCAATGGATATTATTCTTTGTTTTATTGTTTTATTATTCACAGGCCTTCCTGGGGAACGCCTAGAAAAAAAGGATACCATATCGTGAACATCCTGTGTGTCATAGTATCTCCAATTTTTATAACTTGCACTGGTGTCGCTAAATTTTTTACTTTGCGGAATTAAATTTTTCTTTTCATACTTCCGAATAGTGTCAGGTCTTTTATTCACAATTTTAGATATTTCACCAATAGTGTATATTCTGTGCAATATTAGATCGGACTGTTCCAAAGGCATATTTATTTTTTCAGAACTTGATAATTTAATTATTAAAATTTTGTTTTGAGATTTAAAAATTTTTAAAATTTTAACAATATCATTACCAAATTTATAAAATTTGTTAACAATTATTTTATTAGTAATCATACATTTTTATTTTTTTTAGAAAAATTTTG